ATCTAAGCTCTCTTTCAACCTCATCCATTCCCTGAAGGGCTTCTAATTGCTCTAGCTGAGTATCAATAACTCGTTTCTTAAATTGTAACGTATCTCTCCCAGTCGTGTCAAGTAGATACTCTAGAGCATCCATAGGATTAGCATCTTTATCCTCTAAAATCCCTACTATCTTTTGGATATGCCCCTTTAAAAAATCTACTTCTCCAGTTAACTGGTTATTTTTAGCTTCAAATTCTTTCTTTTCTTCGCCAAGTTTAGAGTATTCTTGATCCCAATTCTTTTGACCTGAGTAGTTATTTATTAAGTCTTGGACTTTAACAATCTCATTCTTACCTTTAACTCGTACTTTAATCTCTGCTTCAACAGGGATACCGAACTCATCTTCTCCGAGCTTTCCTTTAATTTCTTTACTTTTTTTAACTTCAGGTTTCTCTTCTCTGCTTTCTTCCTTCTCTTCTTCCTTTCCTTCTTCTTCTTTTCCCTTATCTCTGTCAGTTCCTTCTTCGTCTTTCTTCTCTTCCTTGTCCTTCTCGTCGGATTTACTCTTAGCATCTTCATCATCCTGATCATCTAAAAGGTTAACTTGACTATCGTCATCTAATTTAGTGTCTTTTTTCTCTTCCTCTTCAGGTGTTTCAGATTTAGGATTATCAAAAGTATCCATGCCTGAAGCATCTCCCGTTTGGTCGTCTCCACTTGTAGGTACTTCTAGTACCTCTTTACTATCAAAAGTTTCTAACTCATCATCCATACTGCCCTCCTATGGTGTTATTTAGTTTCTGTATTATTTTTTACAATATTTTCTGCTTTAGATAAATCTATGGGAGAACCCCCAGATTGTTGTGGTGCGCCTCCTCCTTGTGCCCCCATAGCTGGGAGTTGAGGCGGCATTGGCGGAACTTCAAAGAATACTGGATAATTCTCTAGCTGAGCTAGTTTCATAGCAAAATTCATATTCTTTTTACTTCTAGCAAACATTAAAAACTCTATTTGCTTTATATGTTCTTCCATTCTAGATTGAATTTCTTTAGGAACTTTATTCTTGAAGCTAAATTCCTGAATAGCCCTCATAAATATTCTATAATGAACTAAAAGATTGTCATATGGTTTCGGCTCTTCTACTTCTTTCCCTTCTAATAGTCTTTGAAGAGTAGTTTTAGCTGCTGTTACAGCTACAGTAGCTTCATCCTTAAATGAGTCTTCCATTCCTAGGTCTAATAGTTGGATTATCTCTTCTTTTCTAAAAATAGGATCTGTTTGAGTCGCCGTATTTAAATCAATAATCGCGGAGATCTTACCTGTCTTAGTATCGGGTAAAGCTGGCGAGTTTTGAAGCTGAACATCATAAATTTCAGCAAAATTAGCATCTTCTATTGAGTCTATAAGATATTCGTTGTTCTTACCTAGTATTCTAGCTGTTCTTCCATCACCTTCTTCATAGTACTGGCCCATCAATGACAACATTTGCTTATAAACCTTAAGTATTCCCTTTTTTCTCTTCCTTTCCTGGACGATAGTACGTTGATACTCTTGTTCATCTAAGAAACGTAGAGCGGAATTAGCTGTTACACCTTGAGGAACTTCTCCTCTACTAATATCATATACTCCAGATAATTGATTCATATGTTTCTGAAGTCTATCTTGAACTTCAAACGCTTGGTTTGATGTTGGTTTAGATGAAACTAGTTGTGGGGCTACCGGCCCTTTAAATTCTACAATAGTGAACTCATTGCTTAGGTCATGTATATCACAAGCCCCTTTTGGCATCATCCATTTAGGTGCTGAGCCTATAGAATAGTCTCTAGCAATAGCCGATTGAACATTATTATACATTCTTTGCATCTGTTCTATTAGATAATAGAAAGATCTACCCCAAAACTCACCGTATACATCAATATCTGTGTCTGGTACTACTGGTAATTCACCATGATCATAAGGAAGGTTATCCCATTCAAGAATAACATCATCAGTATGTATAATTTTTGCTCCCTCAGGGAGATATTTAGTCTTTCTATGGTATAAAGTACGCACAAGGATAAGATCGGCAGGGCGAGTAAGGTCAGTCGATTCGAAATTATAATACTCCCTCCTATTTTGTTTGATATCCTCAGCTTTATCGGGATAATCCGCTTTTAGTTTATCTATATGAACCCAGTCCGTACGGATAATAAAGTCCATATCCTCCCATTTAGTTTTCCCTAGTTCCACGAAAACTCTGTCAGGGCCTAATACGTCAATACAAACATCTCCTATTCTTACCTCAGAGTCAACATATTTACCCTTAACCTTCTTCCCTTCCTTAACTACAGGGATTTTACCCTTATACTTCTTCTTCATCTTTTCATAAGCTGGAGAAAGAGGGCCCTCATTCTTATCCCATTCTATAAATCTAAAAGAATGACCAAAGATTAGCTTAATTCTATCAGATTTTTGCTGCAATTGCTCAAAATCTATCTTTTCTTTACGTGTATCAAGCAATTTCTTGCAAGCTTTTGCGTTATTTATGTCAGATTGCTCATCATTATTAGGCATTAATGTTACACTAACTCCTAATCTAGCCATCTGTGCTACTTTTGCTTCAGTTAGATCGTGTGCAAAGTTTACTACCATTCTAGGCTTTCTTTGAGTATAGTTAGTTTGTCTATCTATATCTCTAGTATCGTAATATCTCCAGTGAATACCTTTAAATATAGCTTGGTAACGTCTATAGGTATTTAATCTAGAGTAGGACGTCTGCTCAATTGTATCAAAATACTGAGATAACCATTTTAATGTTTCCTTATCATCATTAGGATTCTCCCTAAACTGAAAAGGCTTCATTTCTAAGGCATTAGCCTGGTGTTCTGTGGAATAAAAATCGTCAAAACTTTCTATAGTACTCATATTTACCCTTTCTTTCTCTATTTTTCTCTATTTTTTTGCTTTCTGCAATCTAGCTCTTAATTTAGATAGTTGTAGCTTTCTTTTAGCCGCTTCTACTTTAGTCAATCCAGACTCAATATTATTTATAATGGCAGACTCTACATACTTCTTTCCTAAGCCACCGCTCTTTCTATACTTTAAAAGTCTAGCTAATCTTTTATCTGATTCAGTTCTGATATCCACTTAATTCTCCTAAGTTACACAAATTCATGTTCAATATCAGGATACATTGTTTTCTTCATTTTCTCAACTAAGTCCTTACCAGTCAAACCTTCCTCAGCTTCAGGAATAGGCTGCCATTGTATTTGATGGGTTGATTTTTCCATTCCAACTACCTTAGCATAGGCTAAAATAGAGAAAATTGCTGTGATTGAGGTTAGTATAATACTAACTAAACTTAAAATAACTGCCCAATTATTCATAAAATTCTCCTAATATGGCACTCGCTCCGAGGATCGAACTCGGCTCTCCTGCGTGACAGGCAGGTATCTTCACCCTGTAGACCTAGCGAGTATTATTCGTAATATCCATTTTTTATTTATTCTTGGTTTTTACCTTCTACATTTCTTTTAATTCTGTCTTGTGTTCTTTTTTCCTGCCACATTAATGCTTCCTCTAATTTAGTAATAGTTATAGCATTTTCTCTGCAAGGTAATTTAGCATTAAGGTATTTCAGTATTTGTAATCCAGCACCAACCAATTCTGTAAATTGTGCATTTCTTAGATCACCCCCTTCTGAAACAGATTTTGTCATCATCTTAAAGGAAATCATATCCTTTTCGTGGTCAATACAGATAGGAAACTCGTCCCTCATAGAGTCAAAACTTTCCCAGTCTACCTCTCCAGAAAAGGGAGTAGGTCTTTCCTCATCAGTTATTACTTTTTTTCCATTAATTTCTTTTACATCTTTTAAACTGTTAATCATAATAATCCCTTATCTGTTCATAGAAGGGGTCCTTTTCCCTTCTAAATTTAGTAATATCTCCTTCAATAGTATGAAACCTCCTGCTATCATCAGTCAACTTAATTCTTTGAGGTACATGGGTATAGAAAGCAGCGGCTAACATATACCTCAGACAGTCAATAAGGTGGTCATTCTCCTTAGGAATATTACCTTTCTCATCAGTACGATAGTACTTCATTTCCCAAATTACCTTGGGGCAGTTATCAGATATAACAATAAAATTGTAAAGAAGCATATCTTTAATACAGTTAAGACGACTCTCCTTTCCATGTTCACCTTTCTTCTTAACGTCCTTCATACAAGGCTCTAAGTTATAGTCAAACTGAAACTGAACTTCATTTTGAAACCAAGTTGCTGCATTATCATACACCATCCTTATATCTTCAGTTAACACGCCATATCCTTGAACCATATCCAATGCTCTTTGAAAGATAACTGAAGTAGACATTAGAGCTTTTTTAGTCTCATATATCTCCTCCAATAACACCGTTTGTTTAGTTAACCTATTTATAGCTCCAAATAATACACCAAAACAGCTGACGGAAGCAGGGTCAAATACAAGATAAAAATCCCAAGATTTGTGATGTTTAAGAACTATCTCCTTTAACTCACAATGAGGTCTAACATGTTCAGTGAAAGTTAATCCTCGTTCAGGCTCAGGGAATTTTAACATAGGAAAAATAGCTCTACTCCCACTAAGCACTCTTTGAGCCATATACTCTCTAAGCCAAACGTCCTCTCTACCCCTATCAATTAGTTCCTGCCTCTTCTTATCTAGCCAAGCCTTAGAAATATGAGGATTACAATAAGAACTCATATTAAAATAAGAACTATTCTTATCCTTAAAACAATAATCAGCTAGTTCAATAAACTGAGGGGCATTGTCCTCGTCTCCCTCTGGAGGAGTCCCGACAATAACTAAAGGCGCATTGAAAGTAGCTAGATTGGGATCCATTGCATCATGAAACTTAGGATGATGATCTTTCCACTCATCATAAACAATAATATGAGGATTCACACCTCTATAAGCTTCATATTGATCAGCCCCATCTAACTTTATAAAGCTTCCATTTCCGAAACGTATCCTCATTTCGGTATTATTAATGGAAACACCATACTTTTCCTTCATTTCCTCATATATTTTAGCCGAATCTTCCCTATTAAACCCAGTTGGGCTTACTCCTGTTACAGGATCAATATTAGGAAAGAAGAAGTTTTGTAACCTATTGTTAGCCCACACTAATTCCTTAGCCTGCTTTTGATATGGGGCTATATAGTAACAAGCACTATTAGGGTGTAATAGTGCAAACCTATAAAGTATATAAGTCAAGAAATCTGTTTTGCCAAACTTACGACCACACTCTAAGAATATTTTCTCAGAACCCTTAGAAAAAAGTCCATTCTTAACCTTAGCTTGAGAATCGTGCGGTTTCCAGCACATTTCTAAATCTAAGATAAGATCTGACTCATATATAAGAGCCTTTTCTTGGTCACTAGTTAAGTTTAGATTTCCTTGTATAGCTTTTCTCCAGTTTTAACGCAAAACCCTAAAAATACCTTTTCCTTTTTAGCTGGTTTTTTGTCAATCTTTTCTTTTGGCTTACTTTTCTTAACTGGTTGTTTCTTCTCTTCACTCATAATTTTCTCCTTATTACTGTTATACAAAATTATTAAACTGTGTTTCCCATTTGTCAACTAAGATCTCCTACGGTAAAAAATAGCAAAAATTCGTATGTGTTTCCCATTTGTCAACTAAGATCTCCCATGGTAAAAAATAGCAAAAATTCGTATGGGGGACATGTAAACATAAATCCCTTTTTCACTCCTTGTAGGGGGGGTATCTACAGCATCAACCTATCAACACACTACGTCAACCTATAGCCCATCAATACACCACGTCAACCTACAGCGTCAACCTACACTCTTACTCTCCTAACTCTTTGTAATCATTAGAGTCTAGCTCTATATCCTCACCTTCACTTGCATCCTTACTAAGTATAGCTAGGCGTTCACTTATGCTTAATGCCCTATCACGTTGAGTTATAGTTATATTCACCTCCTTAGTATCAGTATCTTTATATGTATTCGGCTCATACTTAGATGCTAACATTTGTAAAGCTTTGATTGATGGTAGAACTTGCTTCTTTATAATACTCTTCTTTATATACTCTCCTGTCTCTTCATTCTTAGTGAGAGTTTCTATCTTTTCTTCTAAAGTCTCTGAACCTTTAGCCAATTTATCAAGACTTTTACTAATAAGATTCTTATAATGTAACGACTTAGCAGCGCAATACTTTCTATTAAAAGTAGGATCTAACTTTGCCCATCGGCTAACGCTGCTACTATTAACACCAACAAGAGCAGCTGCTTCAGTAACAGTATACCCTTCAATAATATACTTCAAAACAAGAGCTTGATTCTTCAACTTATTATAAGTCTGTCTACTCATTGTTGATAATTTGCCTTTTTTGCCCATATATTAACCCGCTCTAATGATATTCCTTAAAATTTCCTCGTGTCAAAATCCCGACACCTTCAAACCTCATAATATCCTAATATCCTTAGACATGTCAAACTATTGACAACGCCATGTCAAAACTATGACCCCTCATCTACCTAACTACCTAAAATCTCACTGTATATCCTCAATAAAACTTGGCATAGAGAGTGCATATAGATTAGTAAGATTAATATCAACTAATAGGAGAACAAAATGAAAGACGAAACGTATGAGGGGTATGCTAACTATCAAACTTGGAACGTATCACTATGGGTTAAGAACGATGAAATGCTTAACTCGGTAGCTCGGGAAGCTAAAGACTATAACGACTTCACTGATATAGCTAAGTATCTAGGTATAACTAAAACACCAGATGATATTTCTTTCACTTCATTTAAGCTAGATACCTCAGCACTTGATGAACTAATACGAGATACAAATGAGTAAATATAAATACCTATCACTACCTAAACTCATAGAAATACGAGACAATCCGACTCAAATGATCTATGAAGATAAGTATTGTGATGTCCAGGACGAAATAAACCAAGAGATAGAAATCAAGCTTGAAAAGCTACTAGATAAAGAAGTTAAAGCTAAAGAGCTGTTCTCCCTGGAATATCCTTACCTTCTTCGATCAGGTAAAGAAATAGAATACATTAAAGAATATAAATATGAATACTATCTTGGAGAGCAATGCTTAGGAGATATTTTCTCTATGCACGTATTAATAAATAAACTTAACGACATATATAATATGTCCGTAACAATAGAGGAGAATTAAAATGAAAGATAAAACAGAAATATTAATACTAGACTGGACAGGTGCAACTCTCTATGAAGGCAGCTATAAAAATGAATCTGAAATAAACAAGGTTTTGGATGCAAATAGATGCAATTGTGAAAACGATATGACTGCACTTGAGCATGAAATAATGATTTGTCCAAATTGCAACGATACTGGATATTTAGGAGATATTGAAATTTACTGGAAATATCCAGAGCTACAAGATAAAGAAAGTAATGTATTTGACTATATCAACTATTAAAAAAAAAGGAGAATTAAAATGAAAGATAATAGCACTATATACATAGCCCTTGACGATAACAATAAAGTACCTTTTACCGCTTACTCAAACCCTATAGCTCTTCTTCACTCACTGCTTGAAGAAATACAAGAAAACGATATGTCCTTACTAAAAATAGAACATCAGGACAATATACTAGAAGAGTTGTGTAAGCTTGGAGAATATCACTTAATAACAGATGACTATATTTATCACATATATAAGCTTAAACTAGAAGACTCCAATATGATAACCTCATCATCCTACTGTAATGGTAGATGGTAATACTCTCTATTAATATTAATAGAAACTAACCTAGGGACAAATAACCATCATCCAGCATCCTAATAAGATCCTCGGCAAGTATTGTGACCTTCCACTGCTCGCCGTTTCTTCTATGCCAAACGCTAGCTATTTGTCCTTTATTCATATCCTCAACACATTTCATCAAAGCTTTATCAATATTCAACGCCTGGACTCTTTTACACTCAATAGATAACCTACTAAGCTTCTCACAAATAATATCCTGGTCGCCATTGGCCCCACAAAACTGTTGGCCCCTCCTAGCCTTATAACCTCTCTCACTTAAGAACTTTGCTAGCTCCCTCTCTCCACTAGCTCCCTTAGCTCTACTATTTATCCTCTTAACCTTAGACTTAACCTTATATTTAATTTTTGTTTTATCCATAATATTAATCCTTTGCATAGTTGACATAGTTACAAGATTAGATTAGTATTTATCTTATGATTATGTCTAATACAAATACATTTCACAACAATTCTAATAGCAATACTGCTATACTTAACACTACTAAAAGTGTAAATCAAAGTATAGCGCGAATTGCATTTTTGCCTAAATATAGCAGTATTGAAATCAAAGAAGGCTTCTTTCTACTTTCCCTGCAATGTAGGTAAAAGTTCAAAATATCGCTATACTTTAAGCGTATACTATGCCCAAAATTCTAACAAGTATAGCACTATTATCATCTAACCTATCGTAATTATTCTATTTATCACTTTTATTTAAGTATAGCACTATTTTAGTGTTGACCTATAGTATACTTAGGAATAGGGTAAATACATGAAAAACATCAAAAAGCCAGCTACAAACGAGATTTATTTAATAGCCAAAAACGAACGTTTTTACGAAGTGTCAAATCTGAGTAATATTCGCATGTATATCA